GTCGTGGACGTGTTTACCTACGCCAAGCCCAACATCTATGACACTCTCAGCGTCAATGCTGTGTCCACTGCTCCCAACCAAAAGGGTGCTCTTGGTGTCATGGCCGAGATGGCAGGGGAGGGGCATGTTCCCACAGCCCTGATGAAGCTCGTGGACAACGGTCGTGGCGGCAAGACCCCAGTGGTCGATCCTGCCTACCCCGACCTGGTGAACTACCACATGATCATCGTGAACGGTGTTGGCGAAGGCCAGGTCAACGTCTGCGGTGAAGGTGGTGATATCGCCATTGGTGACCTCATCGTCACCTCCAGCATCCCTGGCAAAGGCATGAAACAAGCTGACGATCTGATCCGTAGCTACACCGTAGCCAAGGCTCGTGAGGCAGTGACGTTCTCCAGCCCCTCAGAGGTCAAGCAGGTCGCCTGCATCTATCTCGCGGGGTAATCATGGAACTGGAACACCGCATCATCAAGCTGGAACTCCGCGTGGACGACCATCAAGAGGAACTCAAGAAGCTCCAGGATATCTCCTCAGACCTCCGTAAGTCTCTTGCGGGGATCGAGAAGACCCTAGCTCAAATCAAGTACCTAGCAATGGGTGCAGTCGCTGTCGTCGTTGCCCAATCTATTGGCATCGACAAGGCTCTCAAACTACTCATGTAACATGAATAAAGCTGACGAGAAGGCCCTTGGTGGTCTTCACGGCAAGCTCGCAGAGGTACTGAAGGAGGCCCTAAGTCAGGATTACATCGATCCTGATACTGGGGTCAAACTTCCCCCTCCTGCTGCCATCCTCAACGTTGCCCGTCAGTTTCTGAAGGACAACAAGATTGAAGCTGTGGCAGCTCAGGGTTCACCTCTAGCCGATCTAGCCGATCTCCCCATCTTCGAAGACGAGAACATCGTCCCATTCCGCAAATCCTCATGACCTATACCGTCTATGGCAGACCTGGCTGTCAGCCCTGCAAGGCAGCTAAGGATCTCCTTGAGTCCAAAGACCAGGCATTCACCTATGTGGATGTCATGGCGCTCCCAAAAGGGGAACTTGAAGACTTCCTGAACAAGGGCTTCAAGACTGTCCCTCAGATATTCTGGGAGGACACCCACATTGGCGGACTGAATGAGTTAAAAGCTCATCTTCGTTAAAACAGCTCACAAGGCTTTTTCTGAGGTTACCTATACTTACCCCTTAGGTAACCTTGGAAAACGTCTCCTAGACCCCTTTTAATCAATCTATGACCCCAACCAAACATCCAGCCCTAGCTGATTTCCGGGTATTCATGTTCTTAGTGTGGAAACACCTAGGACTTCCAGAGCCCACCCAAGTCCAGTACGACATTGCCCATTACCTACAGCATGGACCTCGAAGGTCTGTCATCGAGGCCTTTCGAGGGGTTGGCAAATCCTGGATTACTTCAGCCTTTGTGTGTTGGCTCCTACTCAATAATCCCCAGCTCAAGATCCTCGTGGTGTCAGCTTCGAAGGAACGGGCTGACGCCTTCTCCACCTTTGTCAAGCGACTGATCAATGAGATCCCCATGCTCCAGCACCTGAAACCTCAGGATGGCCAGAGGGACTCGGTGATCGCCTTTGACGTGGGACCAGCGACACCTGACCATTCTCCCTCGGTTAAATCCGTGGGTATCACAGGACAGATCACGGGTTCTCGTGCTGACATCCTGATTGCCGATGACGTGGAGGTGCCCAACAACTCCTTGACCCAGATGATGCGAGACAAGCTGTCTGAGGCTGTCAAGGAGTTCGACGCTATTCTGAAGCCTGGTGGCCGTATCCTGTATCTGGGTACACCCCAGACAGAGATGTCCCTTTACAATCAGCTCCCTGAGCGTGGCTATGAGGTACGTATCTGGCCAGCTCTCTACCCAGAGATCGCCCAGGTGATCAAGTACCAGGGCAAACTAGCCCCCATGGTCACCAAGGCCCTAGAGGCCTCTGCAGATAACGCAGGACAACCCACCGATCCCAAGCGATTCGATGAGGCTGACCTCCTGGAGCGACGGGCATCCTATGGTAAGGCAGGCTTTGCCCTGCAGTTCCAGCTCGACACCAGTCTCAGTGATGCCGACAGGTACCCTCTGAAGGTCTCAGACCTGATCATTCAGAATCTGAACCCAACCATGGGTCATCTGAAGGTGGCTTGGGCTGCAGCACCTGAACTGTGCATCAACGATCTGCCCAATGTGGCTCTCACAGGGGACAGGTTCTACCGACCCATGTGGAAGTCAGACGATATGTCTGAATACACCGGGGCTGTCATGTCGATCGACCCCTCAGGTAGGGGTAAGGACGAGACTGGCTATGCTGTGGTCAAGGCTCTGGCCGGTAACCTCTTCCTCACAGAGGCTGGAGGGATCACCGGAGGCTATGAGCTGGAGACTCTGGAAGCTCTGGCCTATGCAGCCAAGAGGAATCAGGTCAAGTACATCATCATCGAGGCTAACTTCGGTGACGGTATGTTCACCCAGCTCTTGAAGCCAGTCTTGATGAGGATCTACCCCTGTACTGTGGAGGAAGTTAAACACTCTACCCAGAAGGAAGCCCGTATCATCGACACTCTGGAACCTGTGATGTCCACACATCGACTCATAGTGGACCAGAAGGTGATCCAGAAGGACTTCGACACAGCCAAGGACATCAAGTACTCCTTGTTCTATCAGCTCACCCGCCTCACTAGAGACAGAGGAGCCCTGATCCATGATGACCGACTGGATGCCTTAGCCATTGCCGTAGCCTACTGGACTGAATCCATGGCCAGAGACAACAACAAGGCAGCCTCTGAGATCAAATCCCAGGCCATCGACAGGGAACTGAAGAAGTTCATGGGTGGTATCCTAGGGACAAAGCCCCAGAAGACCACATGGATGTCTAGGTCTTAAAATCCCTTGGTTGCCCACTAGGATAAGCCTGTCTTATCTGGGGGAACTATCTCATCTGGGCACACGGTCCAATGAGGTTCTGTGTCTTTGGACCAGACTAGATCCTCATGTGTGCTCAGCATGTAGATCGCAATGCAATCTTCTAGCTGTATAGGCCTCATGAGCATCACCACCTATCTTACCTGTAGTTATCTATGGGGGGTAGGGGGGAAGCTCTAGAAGCCTATATGGCTAGCATATAGTATTTAAGTATTATTCTAGAGATATCTATAGAGTCTCTAGGTATCTCTAACATTCCTCCGAGGGAATGTATCACCAATGATAATAGAACTAGGATAGTCTTAGAGACATCCTCAGGAGATCTAGGGGAGTACCCTTGGGTTAGTCTACAAGACAGCTTCTAGGGGTTCCTAGGGGTGTTCCTGAGGGGTCTTTAGGTGTGTCTCTAGGTCCAGAATAATTTGGTAGAAAAATATGTGAGCTATACCGCATAATCTCAATGGCGGATTTCCCCCCGTTACCCTCACGGATTCCCAAAGTTTGCCTATACGTTGTCACATAGTTGGCACGGCATGGGCTAAGTTGTTGATTTTGCTAGTGTGTCACGAGTTCAAATAGCTAGTGAATGGGAATCTTGAGGTGATCTCATGGTGCCAAGCGTAAGTTAGTGAGTGCTAACTACTGTCCTTGCTTGTGCATCAGTGGCTTTTCGTATGTGAGTGCTCACTAACTTAGAGATCACCTCAAGCTCACCTGCAGATCATCCACAAGTTATCCACAACCTCACCGCAAATATGAGTTATCCACAAGCTCACCTAATCGGTGCGTTTTTTGCACTACTTTGGGGATGTTAGTGGACACTATGCACCATGCTGGTGAATGACAATAATCGGTGGTTTTTCGTAAGTTGTTGATTTCATTAGACTTCGCTAAGTTGGCCAAAGCTGGCACGGTTACTGCATGATACATTGCACCTGGTGAATAGGTCACCTGGACAACCTGGAGATATCAACATGACAACTTTAGACACCGTGACGTTAGAACTGACCAACGAAGAGTTAATTGCAATATTTTATGCCCTCCAAGATCGCACAAATGATCTGCAGAAGAGAAGCAAGGATACACAGCGGGTTGATATCCTTAAGATCCTGGAGAGACAACACCGTGCCACTGTGGATGCACTTGCACAAGTTGAACGTACAATCAACGAAACCTATTAAAAACTGGAGAACACTATGAAACAAGCTCTAATCAACGCCGCACTCACAATTGCATTCTGTCTCTTATTCCTGGCAGGACCGATCCTGGACACGTTCGTTTGGCGTGTCTGATCACTTACCGATTGACAATCATTGCCACCTGGTATCATTTCAACCTCACTCACTTTCACCTGGAGCTCTATCATGCCCTATCAAGTTCACCTCACCCTCAAGTCACGCAACGAAAAAGTTGGCCCTATTCCAGTCTCTACGACTGAAGCCGCCACGTGCCCTAGTGATTGTCCTTTCAAGAAATCAGGATGCTATGCCGACGGTGGCCCATTGGCTCTGTTCTGGGGCAAAGTCTCCAGGCATGAAGCTGGGGTGTCCTGGGGTGAATTCTGTGACCAGGTGAAGGCCTTACCTGAAGGCCAGCTCTGGAGACACAACCAGGCGGGAGATCTGCCCTCGAACGGCTCTATGATCGATCCTGAAGCCATGGACATGCTGATCACGGCCAACGCTGGCAAACGTGGCTTTACGTACACTCACCACAACCCAGCCATTGGCAATAATGCCGGGTACATCAAAGACGCGAACATGCTGGGGTTCACTGTCAATCTGTCTGGTAACAACCTCAAGCATGCCGACGAGCTGGCCGCACTCAATATCGGCCCTGTGGTGGCTGTGGTGGCTGAGGATCACCCAGAGAAGAGCATGACGCCTGGTGGCCGCAAGGTTGTGGTCTGCCCAGAGCAAACCGGCAAGGCCAAGAGCTGTGCAGAGTGCAAGCTCTGCCAGGTGCGGGACCGGGGCGTGATCGTGGCATTCCGTGCGCATGGTGTCTCTAAGCGCAAAGCCATTGCCATTGCCACGGCCTAACCCTTGCCAATTGCCAATAGTTGCCCATTGGGATCAGTGGGCATCTGTGGGCAATCCCGCCCTGTAACCTGGAGAACCGTATGAAGCATTTTGAAATCACAATAGGCCGCCACCAGCTTGAATTGATTGTCGATCTTGAGCGTGAGCACTGGTACGCCTTATTCCCAAAATATGGGCAATACGCTAGCGGCCCCATTGGATCGGGTAGTCTTGAGAGAAATCATAATTTCTTGAGAATTGGAACCCGCGACTATGAGTTGGTTTTTGATTGTGACGACAATAGAAAACATTGGGAGAGCTGGTCAATCTTTGACGTGAAAAAGCAAGAGTATTTGCCAGAGTCTGGAAGGCTGGACAACGTGCCAGTCTGGAAGGTTTACAAGCAAGACGGTAAACTTTTGTCGACTGTTTATTCAGAAGATCAGGCCATTTTTGAAGTGCTTTTCTACAAACAACAAACCGGCAAAACCGCCACGTTTAAAGAGGTGCAACAATGAAGCCCTCTAGAACCTACTTTGGAGCTCACGTGCGCATCGAATCGCGTGGCCCAGGTCCAGACCGTGCCCAGGTTGTCCAGAGGTTCAATCCTCTGGCCAACTCATGGCTTGACGTGCGAACGTTCGATGCCTCATACGATCACGCCTACAGTGAGGCCAGGCTTTACGCCTCCATGTTGTCGGCCTCCATGAGACGACACGAGAACGCCCGAAAGATTCCCGCCTAGCATTGGGCGCATTCATTCAATTCATACCATGACACTAGCCGAACAAATGGACGAGGTTGTCTCGCAACTTCGCGCACGACACGCACGGGAACGCGAGGCAAGGCCTCAGACCCCTAGGGCAACCCCTAGCCAACCTCAGCCCACCCTAGAAGCCTATCGCCACGCCCTAGCTGGCCATGACTGGCATTGGGCCTTCTCAGACAATTACACCGCGTATTGCAGGGGGAGGGACGAGCGTTCAGCCCTACTATCCATGCGGAGGGTCTTAGACCCTGAGGGTGTCATATGGGCAGAGTATGCGCCCAGAATAACCCACTAATCCAAAGGGCCTTTGCTTGAGGCCTTTTCAGTGAGTCGGTTATAATCTGTCTCAGTGCTGACCAGAGCACGTTAAAACGCTGGGTGTAGGGGCGGACGCCTTCGGGACAATCCTACAATCTCTAAGAGTATGCCTTCATCCCGAGGGCATATCATTGGAGATTACTATGCAATATCCCTATTCTTCTGGCTGGCCACTATGGCCATTCACACGCCTGTCTCCCAAGGAGATGGCAAAGCTACTCAAGGCAATTGAGGGCCAGCGGAGCGTAAAGCGTTTGGATGAGCTTGAGGAGGCACCCTTATGAGCTTGGAGCACATAATCGTCGGTGCCACTGGTGTCGGATACCTCATCGTGGGTGTCCTTCAGTGGTCCAAGGGTGATCTGTCGAACGGCATGATCTGGTCTGGCTACGCATTTGCCCAGGTTGGGCTATGGATGAACCTAAAATGAAAACCTGTCTCTTTATCGAGGACACACCTGGTGGCCTCAAAACGAAATTCATCTGGCAACCCTCAGGCCACCTGGACAATGCCGCTGAGTCTATCGCTATGAATGTGATGGCCAACCTCACCCTGTTCATCAAGGACATGGAGGAGAGGGGGCTTTTGAGGATTCGTAAGGAGGGGCCGGGGGATGCCCCTGAGTCTGTTACGTCCTAAGCTGTAGCTTTATGAAGGCGTCACGGATAGCCGCTGACTCGGTCCTGAATGGGCCGTCCTCATCGGTCGCTGTGACCCTTCCCCTTTGGCTTCTCATCCAATACCAGCCGCCATACCTCAAGGGCTCCTCTGATAATCGTGATTGATTCCAGACCTTTGTGGTATTTCGACTGGCAAAATATACCTGTACGCCTGCCTTCTTGACACTGGCTATGAACGCATCGGGTAGTCTCACGATTTTCTCCTTAATGGTTGTCACATGGAAACTGTGACTCCGAGGAAACCGTTGTCAAGCTCTCGCAGTAGGCACGTGACAGGAAGTCACAGGTTTACCACGACAGTTGCCAAGTGGAAACAATCATTGACAGGGAGTCGCACCTGACTCATGATCCCTGCGCTAAACAGCACAGGAGGAAGTTGGTTGATGCCACTACGGGAGTACCTAAAGTTCGTCAATGCGGTTGCACAAATAGAGCCAGAGATGCCGCTACAGCAACTGCACTGTCTTCTCTTGATAGCGCAAGCAGAGGAGGGCACATCACTTACTGACCTTGCTTCAAAAGCAGGGATAGGTCTAGCTACTGCGTCTCGTTATGTTGCCGCTCTTGGCAAACAAAACAGACATAGAGAAGAGGGTCTTCTACTCGTAGAGGCCTTTGAGGACCCAATGGAGCGGAGAAAGAAGATCATTCGACTCACTTCAAAGGGAAGAGCCGTCATCAACAAACTGATAGGAGATAAGAATGCCAATATATCCCAGGGGTAAGTCCTGGATGGTTAGCGTCGGCAGCAAGGCTGACAGGTTCCGCCAGACTTATGCTACCCGTGAAGAGGCTGAGTTGGCTGAGGCGCAGGCAATAGTCCGCCTAAGAGCCTCAGGAAGCCCTCTAGAAGCCCCTACAACCGTGCAACCTTTACCCTTCCTAGGGCATACCCTCAAAGATGCCCACGACCTCACCTGGAGGCTCTACTGGAAGACCGACAAGGGACATGGATGTCACAAGGCCACTATCAACAGTGTCTTTAGGACCATCCCGTCTCAGGTCCTGCTGACCGATATCACTCCCGCGATGATCCTTGAGGCCATCGAAGAGTGGGAGGATGAGGGCAACTCTGGCTCTACGGTCAACCGCAAGGTGTCTCACATCTCCAAGATGCTGACCACAGCGGCTGAGCAGGGCTGGATCTCCTCGGTGCCTAAGCTGCCCCGTAGGAAGCCCGGCAAGCACCGCATTCGGTGGATGTCTGAGGCTGAGGAGCTCAAGGTCCTGAACGCCTGCACCCAGTTGGGTCTGGACGATCTCAGGGACTACATCGTGGTGGCTGTGGACACGGGCTTCAGGCGGTCTGAGCTGCTGGGTCTGGTGGCCAACGACTTCGTCAACGGAATGGTCCAGCTCCATGCTGGCTCCACGAAGAGCGACAAGGCGAGGGCTGTCCCAGCGACCACCAGAGTGGCTGAGGTGCTGACCAGGAGGTCGTCCAACAGGAAGCTGTTTGACATCCCCTTCCACATCCTCAGGGCACGTTGGCTGGTTCTGAAGTCCCACCTTGGGATGGACGATGATCCCCAGTTTGTCGTGCATATGCTCAGGCACACCTGTGCATCGAGGCTGGTGCAAAGAGGGGTCAATCTGGCCGTGGTTCAGCAGTGGATGGGGCACTCCAACATCGCTACCACCCTGCGTTACGCCCACCTCGCACCCGATAGTCTAGCCATTGGCCGTGAAGCCCTTGAGCAAGTATCCACTAAACCCCTGTTGAAGGTGGTGAACGGCTAGTGTAGAGTTGTCACAGGACATTGAGCTGTGACATTACTAAACCTCTTAGGGACGTTGTGACAACGTAAGCTGTTGATTTCTACCACTGTACTCAGGTTGAGGTGCTAGTAACTTAACCGTTGTGGAGGTTCGAGTCCTCTCGACCGCACCAACAGTTTCCCTAAGAGACTCTGAAGAGAACCCCTTGTAAACCAAGGGGTTCTTTTTGTTTTGACGGAAGAGTTGCCAGATGGAATCCATTGTCCATCGACAACCCTCACACCTAGGTAAGGATGTGACAACTTATGTGTCACAGATGTGCCAACCCCTTGCCAAGCGACAACCAAAAAGAACAGAGTGAGAACTCTTTGGTTGCACAATTGGATAGACGAAGAGAAGACTAGAGATAGTCTAGAGAGATCATAGAGATATATACCTTATAAATTATTACTAAGGTATATTATCTAAGAGTTACCACTAAACGAGGAACCATTGGATATGCAACACTTTAATCCTGACGAAGACCTTATGTCCCTTCAGCTTTCCCTGGAGGAAGGAATGACCCGCAGGGGTGCTGAGAAGTACCTGCGAGACGTCACCAAGGCCATCTCGGCTGGTCGTGAGGAGGGTACCGCCTACGGGCAGACCATCCTGTCCCACCGCCTGGAGACCCTGTCCAAGGCCATCGATGATTGGAAGCAGGTGAGCTCCAAGGGTGCCGCTGGTCGGTTCTCTGCGACCTATCCCAAGGTCAAGGATGTGGACAGCCGCTTGCTGGCCTTCCTGACCCTCAAGGCTGTGCTCTCTGGCATCTCAAGCCTGCGCACCCTGCAGTTCGTGGGTGTGGCCATTGGCACGGCTGTGGAGGACGAGCTGAGGTTCTCCAAGATCCGGGAGAACGAGCGCAAGGCCTACGAGAAGCTGGTCATCGGGGCCAAGAAGCGGACCTCAGGCCACTACCGCCACATCTACGCTGTCCGTCAGGCTGACCGAATCGAGGATGGCTGGACGCGGTGGATCAGGACAGACCGTCTCCATGTGGGCATCAAGCTCCTGGACATCTGCATCCAGTCTGTCGGCCTGGTCGAGCTCACCCACCAGAAGGTTGATAAAGATCAATCCATCAAATACGTCAAAGCCCTGCCTGAGACGCTGGAATGGATCGAGAGCAAGAACGAGGTCACCCAGTTCCTGCGTCCCGTCTATGAGCCCATGGTGGTGATCCCCAGGGATTGGACCACGCCCTTCAACGGGGGGTACATCAGCTCCAACATCAAGCCCTTGAAACTGGTCAAGACCAAAAACAAGGCCTACCTGGACGAGCTGAAGAACACCGACATGCCCATCGTCTACGAGGCGGTGAACGCCCTGCAGAGGACGGCATGGCAGATCAACAGCCAGGTGCTGGAGATCATGGAGTCTCTCTGGGAGACAGGTTCGGAGATCGCTGGGTTGCCTCCTCGTGAGGGTCTCCCACTGCCCACCAAACCCCATGACATCGACACCAACGAGGAAGCCAAGCGGGAGTACCGCATCCAGGCAGCCAAGACCCACGTCCAGAACCTGTCCCTGCTGGGTCAGCGGATCGGGTTCAACATGGCGCTGGGGATTGCCCGTCGGTACGAGAAGTTCCGCAAGATCTTCTTTCCCTACCAGCTCGACTTCCGGGGCCGCATCTACGCAGTCCCCCACCTGAACCCCCAGGGGTCAGACTTTCAGAAAGCCCTGCTGCGATTTGCAAACGGCAAACCCTTGGGCTCCGAGGGATGGAAATGGTTGGCAATCCACGGCGCCAACGTTGCTGGCTACGACAAGGCCAGCTTTGAAGACCGTGTCAATTGGGTACAAGACAATGAAGAAGAGATTTTGGCTATCGCGGGAGATCCATACAACAACCGAGGGTGGTGTTCGTCTGTCGGCAGTGTTGAGATTGACAAACCCTGGCAGTTCCTTGCGTTTTGCTACGAGTGGAAAGGTTTCACTGAGCATGGTGAGTCGTTCGTATCAAAGCTGCCCGTGGCTATGGACGGTTCATGCTCTGGTATCCAACACTTTTCGGCCATGCTCCGTGACGAAGTGGGTGGATCAGCGGTCAACCTGGTCCCACGTGACCTTCCCGCCGATGTTTACCAGCTCGTAGCCAACAAGGTCATGGAGCAGGTTGAAGACGACCTGGTCAACGGAACCGAGGACGAGCTGCGGCACACCGACGAGGGTGTGGCCTACGTCAAGGAAGGCACCAAGACCATCGCAGCCCAGTGGAAAGCCTTCGGGATCACCCGCAAGGTGACCAAGCGATCCGTCATGACGCTGGCCTACGGCTCCAAGGAGTACGGCTTCAAGGAGCAGCTCATGGAGGACATCATCCGTCCCGCCAAGCAGTCTGGCAAGGCCTTCCCCTTCCAGGGTGATGGCTACCAGGGTGCCCAGTACATGGCCAAGGCGATCTGGGTGGCGGTGAACCGAGTGCTGGTGAAAGCCGGTGAGGCCATGAAGTGGCTCCAAGGGGCTGCCTCTCTGGCTGCCTCAGAGGAACTGCCGGTGCGCTGGTCGACCGCTGTGGGTTTCCCTGTGATGCAGGCCTATGCCGATCTGGAGAAGCGCAAGGTGAAGACCGCCATCAATGGCAAGCTGGTGTACCTCACCATGTACCAGGACAAGGACAATCTGGACCGCCGCAAGCAGTCTCAGGGGATCGCTCCCAACTTTGTCCATTCCTGTGATGCCGCCCACATGATGCTCACCGTGGTGCGAGCCAAGCAGGCCGGTATCGACAACTTCGCCATGATCCATGACTCGTTCGGGACCACCGCTGGGGATGTCGAGCAGCTCTACCACACCGTCCGCGAGGGCTTTGTGGAGATGTATGGGGATGTGGACGTGATCGAATCCTTCCGGGATGAAATCATGCAGCAGCTCTCAGAGAAGAACCGAGAGAAACTCGAAGCTCTCCCAGCCCGAGGAACCTTGGATCTTACAGACGTGGTGAACAGTCGGTATTGCTTCGCCTGAACGTTTACCAATTGGCAATGGTTGCACAATTGGAATACCCAAACTTTTCAAAAGGAACTCAGATGTTTCAGATCGTCATGCCCGATGGAACCTTTAGGTTTGCTAACTCAGTGGCTGAGCGCAACCAGATTATTCGTGAAATGAAAGAAGCCTACGAAGGCTATTTGAAGTAAGGACTTTATGACTAAAGCAAAGAACCCCCGATACACAACGCCTGCAGGCATTGCTCAGTATCCCTATCTCACTAAACCCGACACCAAGTTCAATCCTGATGGCGAGTACAAGATCTCTTTGGAGATCCCTGGAGCAGCAGCTCAGGACATCGTCACCTTTTTGGATGAGCAGTTCGCAGCCTCTGTGGCCAAGGCCAAGAAGGAGAACGCTGGTAAGAAGATCAAGGA